ACGATCAACTATAAAACCTCCGACCGGTCCATCATTGTCTATCCACCCGACACTATAACTCGTTGGGGGATATGATCCAATTTGTCTCCAAATGAACTCCGTCATCCTTATATCGGCAACAACAAGTTCAGACATCACACTACAACTCCATCAAATGCCAAGACATCCGCAGCCTCAGTTAAGGGCATATCCCCAGATGTAGACCACGATATTGCCATGACATCCCAATCTGGGGAATTAGGGATCGCTGTATCAGTTGTAGTTTTGTTGGCAACCAAGAGCCACTTCTCGTTACTGACTATATCCCCTCGAAGGTATTCCAATGACGCTGACCATGGGCCCAACCAGCTGGTTGGTGCGGCACCTGACCGCTCCGAGATGATGATCTCCTGCTGGGCGGCCCGGAGATCATTTATGCGGATATTCATCTGCGTCACGGAATCTATGAGGGTAAGCACGGACCGGTGCAGCCCTGGAATGTCCATCTTCGGATATGCCACAGGCGGCGGGTGCTCATCCATGGGAGCACGGAAAGGAGTATTGAACCCAGGCTCAGACAATGGCTAGATCCTTCCCAGTTTCCCCGATGGCGATGTCCTGGATATTGTCAGTGGACACGACCCGGATGGCCCAATCAGTAGCCTTGAACCCTGAAGGCAGCCTCCGCTGTTCGTGGAAATTTACGAGTTCATCGAACTTCAATATCCCGTTGGCGAACACCTCAACCTGGGCAGACCCAGAATCGGATCCCTCGATTTGTAGAGCTCCATAATTCACGGGCCGGGGGGTGTAATAGGTCTTGGACTGCCATGTGTATTCCCGCGGCGCCGGACCGGCCGACACATCATCCCACTTGTAGACAATGTCGTCGATCGTGACGAGGATATCCCCCGTCAGCCAGTGTTTTGTGAGGGCGGATACCGACGGCGTGGACTGCCACCTCGAGATGAATCGGCGCTGGTCATTCATGTCGATCATGAACCCCCCAGCCGTTCGATCCCATGCCATGTAGATCTTGTCATACATGACGGCGACCACGTCACCGTTAAAAAACTCGGTCTCCCACTCGTCCGGATTGACCGTCAAGGCCGTAATGTTCTGGGGGCCCGTATCGTCCACGTAGATCAGCCCACGAGTGGAGCAGAAATACACCCCGGCCTCGGACGGCACGATGGATCTGTAGCTGAGCCCTGGTGAAGCGAACGGGAATTTGCGAAGCCCGAAGGATCCAGGCGTCTGTCCATAAATCAGATAGACGAAGCTCTCGGTCATCACGACGATGCTCTGACCGTAGATCTCGATCCCTACAATCGCATCATCAACCACCACAGCAAATTGGGCTGGCCATGCGTGTGGCAGGAACGGACGGCTGAACCATACCTTCCTCCCGAGGAACGCCGCCAGCGCACCGGATGGGTGGACCCTTGCCCCCTGCAGCCCGTCCGGGGGGGCCTCGTTCGAGAACGCATCCAGGGCCCTGTTGTAGACCACATAGGCGCTCGAAAGGTCATCCGTGTAGATCGACACCGGGGGGACAACACTGGCGACGAAATAGAAGGCCACGCTGGTAGTCCCGGCGACCGACCGGTAGATATTGATCTTGTCCCAGGTGCGGCCGGCGATAGCCGAGGGTTGTTCGATATCCGACAGCTCCACGCTGTCATCAGCTGCCACCTGGACGGTAGCTGATGGGCTGGGCTCTGTCTCCTCACCCCAGCTAGTCTGCCAGGTGATCACGTAGACCCTGTCCTCGGATGGTGTCGACCCGTCGGGTGCCCCCGATGCCGGAATCAACGTAGGCGCCACGGTGGGGACGGGTAAGGCCAAATCATCCGGGGCTTGACCCAGATCAATCTGCGTAAATGTAGCCACCTTCACGGCCACGCCGACGTCAAACAGGTAGAACCGGTCGAACGCTTCATCGACGGCTGGATCCGGCACGATAGAAGCTGTCTCACTCAGCGATCCGAAGAAGGTCGTATCGCCGTCATTGGCCTTCAACTCAGTAACGAATTTGTATGTCTGGGCATCAGCGAAATCGTGGACGGGGGCCGCCAGGTTCAGTTCAGGCCACCCGCGCAGCTCACCGGAGTAGAGCTTCACATCCGTGCATTCCACTGCGAAATTGGGGGGGAGGAGCTTGTCTCCAAGGATGGGGACAAGGCCCCCAAAATTGTTGATCCGGATGCTGCTCACATCGCCCTCCGTGCTTAGGGCGCAGCTGCATCCTCTGTGCCCAGGCTTTGTAGAGTATCACCAAGCGGCCCTCCAAACCAAGACTGCATTGTGATAACCCCGTTGGTGGCTTCCTCAATCCTGTGGGCAGTGGCGAGTCCAGGCAGTCGGATCCCGGAGGCCAGGTGCGCTATAAAACTCGGAGACACCTTGATTTTCACGGCCCATTGGGACCGGGAAAGGAGGCGCCCTTCCTTGGAATCCAGAAATTTTCCGAAGGCGTTCATGGCGTATGTATAGCCAGCCTCGGGAAAATTTACAATAGGTCAAGCCACATAAATATGTGGCGCCCTGATTTTTACCCTATCTTCCATATCGCGACTTCCGCATAAACCTCAATAACTCCAAAACCAGCTGAATTACCAAACCCATTGCTATCTGAATTCGAGCTACGATGTTGAAGTTCAAAAACTGTCTCTTCAGTAATAGTGAACTGACCCATAAGTGAATTAACACTACCCCCCGAATCTGAGCTAACTGGCGACGATGTATTCGAACCTATTATCTGATCAGTTCCGGCAGTTATATTTCTAAGCCTTAATTTAGAAGTAACCACCTTTTTAACGGGAGCTACAGCCTCACAAAAATATGTTCCAATCGGAAGTGTAAATTGATCAGAAGCCAAAGAAGCTCCTGCAATTTGATTAGTTGCTTCAGTGTTCAGAGTTCTTGTGCGCCAGTCACCAGAGTTAAAACTACCACCACCTACTCCATTAGGTTTCTCGTCGCGAACATGGAACAACGCCTGCCGGGCCTCGCCAGTCCTCAGGGACGTCATATACTGACTGTTTTCAGTTCCTCCCTGCGCCTGTAGCTTGGTCGCCTTGGCGGATACCAGAATGTAGAAACCCGAGTAATCAGCCTCATCGGCACTGACCGCCCCTGAACGTCCAAATACCGTCTGGACACCGCCAACAGGGAGGGCGTTCACGATCGCAATGATCTCATCCAGCGCCGCCTGAACCCGGGTAGTCGTCAGTCCACCGGTGGGGGTATATATGACGAGGGCCCCGGTATAGTCCCCATCAGCAGCCACGACGTCGTCAATGCGCCCAAATACCGTCTGGACGCCACCAGCTGGTTGGGCGTCCAGTGCATCCAGCTGGGACTGGACATTGGGCCCTAGGGCGCCCACAGCGTCCACCTGGGAGGCAATCACGTCATGAGGGTTGCCCATGTCGCTCAGATGCGCGATGTCGGCGTAGCGGGCGTCTCCCTTCTCCCGGGTGATGATTGTCGTGGGTGCCGGTGATGCAGATCCCACTGCAGCGACATTAGCCGCCAAAGTGCCATCGATATAGATCTGGTAACCTGTAGCTCCTCCTACCGCGTAGGGGACAACTACGAGGTCAGCAAGGTGGGCACCGGCGTTGCTCCGGAGCTCAAGTCGCATCGACTGCGTCCCGTTGATCCACCGGATCCTGTTGAACCCGGGGAAGGCCGGGGCCTGGTCGTCTACCAGATCAAACGCGGGACTGTCGTAGTCGAGCTCCAAAGGCCCATCCATGGCCCCACCGCCGATGGGGAAATAAATCAGGTCTCCGATGCGCTTTGTCACCACTGAAAGGTCATCCAGGGCACCAACTGTGACCAGCTCATCCTCGAATATCGCGGAGTCAGTGTTGTTGACCACGACAGCGAACCGCACTCCGAAGATCCGGAACCCGTGGACAGTGCCTCCGACAAGAACCGATGGCACCGCCTCGGAGCCTGCCTGGGTGGTGCGGAGCCGGAGCGCCTGGATCAGGTCAGCTGCAACCACGGTGCCATCCGGCGCGATTGAGACCTTGACCAGATCAGCTGAATTCCGCCACTCCTGGAGATTGGCGACCTGGGCAGCGATCCCTCGAATGGTCAACGGGATATCGTCGACATCCCCCGAGTCGATGACTTGGCTGGTCCCCGCGGCGGGGGCGAGCCTGACAAACCCCCCGAGAATGGGGTCAGACAGCGTCTTCAGCCAGTCCAGGGTGCCGGCCGTCATCCGATGGGATACCGTCGCTCCCGTCGTGAATGTCAGAGCCAGGGTGTTCTCTGCACCCCTCACAACCGTCATCAGGTCCCCGGATCGGGTCGTAAGCTCTACGATTTCTAAAGTGCCGAGAACCGTATCAACCAAAGTAAGGGCTGCCCGCTCGCCAGCAACAGGCGCCGGGAACAATGTTCCTTCGCCGGTAGCCACCTGGATCACTGTGGTGCTGGGAGTGATCCCTACAGCCAGGGTCGAATTGGCGTTGTTCGTGAAGATGAATTCATCAGCCATATCAGTCGTCCCTGACGTTGATTGTAACTTCGTCTTCTTTCACTTGATCGTTGTCGGTCCCGACGATGACCTCTACCTTGTATTCGACCCCGTCTTCACCCCCCGATATGAGAAGGCGCACCAGATCATCTCCCGAGACCGCCGCCGTGACTACGAGGACTGGCGTGGTCACCGGCGAGATGATGATAGTGGGCGTGACCTGGTTCAGGACCTCGGGGATCGTGGCATCGAGGAAATCTACATATGTGATTGTGTAGTATTTCACTTCCCGTGGTTGCTGGGTGAAGTTTCCCAGTCTCGACATTATCTATACCTCCGGCCTGGTGCCATTTGCGGATAGGTCCACGGCGGCGTGAGCTTCCCAAATCGGGCGCGCGTTTTCTCCCGGGCGAGTGTAAGCCCGGCCTTGAACATCCGATGGTGATATTTGGCCTGATCGAAGTCGGTATAGGGTCGAGCCGTATGGCGTAACATGCGGGCCATGACCCCCGCGTATAGGGTGTCAAAGTGGTCAAACCCCAGCATGTCCGGCAAGAACAGCACATTCCTTTTTGGACGGAGTCCCAAGGTAACGGTCAGTTTCTTGTTGGCGTCGGTGACACTCGTAACGTCGAGGTTGATGGAACTCAGCTTGCTCTGAACCATCTGGTCTTCGTTTGTGACATAAAGTGATCCGTTGACTATGGTGGGACCAGGCAGATAGTCGCCACTCCAGCCAGATATGGGCCTCCCATCGATGGCGACCCCGAGGATCGTGCTGACCTCGGCGTTTCCCTCACTCGGAGTGATGCTGTAAGTGCGAACACCACTCCTGAGGGTGAGTTCCAGGAAGGAAGTCCAGGCATTGGTTCTCACACAGAATTCCCGCAGAGTATGTCGAATTTCCATCTGCAAGGCATCAGGTGCCGCGCTCGCAAGCGTGACTTGAAGGGCCTCCTGGAGCTGTTGGATCGAATCAGATATGCGGCCTACGGTAACTGTCATTTAGTATCCCTGGCCTCCGATCCCGGCGTTGTGGTAACCAACAGCCCTGCAGCCCCAAGCAGATTGACTGCCCTCCCATCAGTAGCAAATTTATCATCCCGAAGCATCATATATCCGGTCGTGAACAAGGTCATCGGATAAATCAATCGCCACGGAACATCGAGGGGATCAGTCAGTGCTGTGATCCGGGTGGGTTCAAAACTGCTCGAGATGAAGTAGTCGGGGCGGAGCTCGACCATGCGGTCGAGCCCATCGTTTATGGAGTCGATGATATCAGCATCCGAGTATCGAAAGGGGGTTACCTCATCCTGAACGAGGGACCTTACCCTTCGAGCTACCTCATCCGCCGTCGGCGTTGCCATCGATCATTTCCTGGAGTTCAGCCGCCGTCGCAGGTGCATCAGAGACCTTCATCGGAGGCGCTACAGGGCGCCGGAGACCCTGTGCAGGGGTGGAGTCGATCTCGTCCGCGGCATCACTCTCAGGGTCATCATGCTCCTTGAGAAGATCTTCCCGCGGCGGGAACTCCTTGGTCACGGAATTTTCGACACCCAGGGATCGAAAATAAGCCGCAGCGACATACCCATCCACTTCGAATGCTCCAGGCGCCTTGGCCAGCGCCTCTCCCCAATGATAGACAGCGCCCTTGCGCGTCTGAAGGAATCGTTTCCGGGGGGTTTTCACTTTTCTCTTCACCATCACGCTCTCCAGTTCTTTTTCAATATGGCCCCCCGGGTTACCTCGGGAGGCCAGAGTTCAGTAGGCCATCGCCGTCCTTAGACCTTATCAACGATCATTTCGACCAGGGCCTCGTCCTTGATGACCTCGCATCCGTAAACCTGCAGCCCGCGCATCAACTGGCCGAAGGTCCGCTCGGACCGCATCGTCTCCATCCGCGTCAGCTGGGAAGCGAACGTGGTAGCCACGACATGACCAGCGAAGACGGCAGTCTCTCCGGCAGCCAGGCTGGCAGGGACGCCGGCCGGCAGCAAGTTGGACATATAGAGCGTGAACCGGTCGATCATGCCCAGACGCCCATTCCGCAGCATCGAAGTGCCGTCGCCGGTGAGCGAGGCATCGCGAAGCTCCGACTTCTTGATCATCGCCGCCATCCACGCCGGGAGGATGAACCAGCGATCACCTTCCGGAATGTTCTGCTCATCGAGCACCTGACCACAGTTGATGATCAAGTCGATGACGTTGATTTGAATACCGGTCGCACCGGACGCTACCACCGTCAGAGGCGTCAGCGTGACACCCAGGTTGATGTCCTGCGAGATACGGCCAGCGGTGGCGCCGATATTGGTCGCGTTGGCGGCACCCAGAATTTCCAACAGGAGCATCTGGGTATCGATGACAATCTTCATCTGCTCCGAGGCGTCTTCGGCCCACAGATCCATCTGATCGATGTCCGACTGGACTTCCCAGACATCGTCGATGATGCAGTTGAAGTATTTGGCGTATTCGATGTTCAGATCGACCACGTCGGCGTTCGGGCGCTGAACCACCAGATCCGCATCCGGCGTATAGTCCGAGATATCGATCGTCGGCCGGGTGCGGATATGGATCGTGTCGCCCTGGTTTCGGATCTCACCCTCGTAGTCGGTATTCGCGATCGCCCCGAGGACCGTGGCGTCATAGAACTTCGCCAGGAGCTTGCCGCTCCAGATCTCGGGGATGAACGTGCCGGAATACGACGTAGCGTTCGGTGGTGCAGACGCGCCACCAAGAGCCTCGGAAGATGTGCCGATGGGATAGGTATCGGATGCGACGGAGCCGCGTGTTGCGGCGGATGTAAGCAAGCCTGGACCAGCCATTATGGCCTCCTGTTATGTCACAAGTCCATGCGACACCGCTGAGTTGATCCTCTTCTCCATCCTGTCAACCTCTTCAGGGTGGTTTTTGTAAGACCCCCTGGCAAGATGGGAATAGAAACTGCGGATCTCCTCACGAGTCACAGGTATCGGGGCGGGCGGCTCAGTGGTTCCACGGCCCGCCATCCGAGTAGTCCCAGGCGCAGCGAGAGTCTCGAGAGAGACAGTGCGTTTCTGGGGTGTCGTTGGCACAGCCGGGGTTGCATCACTGAGGTATCCTTGGAAGATAGCGACGACGCGGTCTGCCTGGCCAGCGCCGTGCGCCGACTGCAGCAATCCGGGTCACCCCGGTAAAGGCATCTTCACCTGCGAGCCAGATCTTGAAGTCATTGCTCACATTGATTTGTCTCCAGTCCGGAACCCGTTCATCCAGTCTGGCATTGATACGGTCCTGGGCCGTCTCACGACGAGTAACGGCCACTTCCCCCTTCATCGCCTGAAGCTGGGGGGTCAACTTGGCTATTTCGCTACCAACCAGTTCACGGGCTCGGCGATCGACCAGGTCGATGAATTCGCTGCCGTAGGTCTCGCGGTCGGACGCATCGAGACCTGGATCACTCTGGGTCGGGCCGGGGGCGGGGTCAAGCGGTGGTCCAGGAGGTGTCCGCTCAAACTGCCCAACCCTATGGTTCAGGCCATCAATGGTCCCGAGGAGTTGGGGAATTTCTGCGTCATATTTGCCTTGGAGTGCCTGGTAACGCTCCTTCCAGACGGGATCCGTATCCAGCTCAGGTGCAGGCTCTGCGGGTGCAGGCTCCGCAGATGCAGGATCTGCGGGCACGAGCTCCACGGGCTCCACAGGCGCAAGTTCCATATGAGGTCCATCGGCTGGCGCTGGTGCGGGCTCTGCGGCTGGTGCCGGTGCGGGGTCCGGAACAGCTGCCACAACAGGGGCAGCAGGATCCTCCGGGACCGCGGCAAGTTCACCTGGGGCCACATGGGCCTCCTGTAGGCGCTCTGCTGCGAGCTCCTGGGCACGGACTTTCTTGGGCAGTCTTGACGTTTTCGCCATTGTCATTTCTCCAGTTCATCTACAAGTTCGATCAGCTCCTGAGCGCGGCCTCTCAAAACATCCACTCCAGTGTCTGATTTGATCGCGGCCAAGATCCTCACGTCCCTGCGTTCCGTTATGTGGGTGATAAACACCCGGAAGAGGTGGTTCTGTCGGAGACCTAAGAGGACCTCCGACATTGGCTGTAGTGAACGTCGTTCGACCATTACATCAAGTGGTCAAACAGACCGTAGTCCATCATGGGCTCCTTCCCTACGGTCTTGTTGCGGGCTGTCGGGCGATCATTGTATCCAGTTTGGGGGGTCCATGGGATCATCCGACCCGGCTTGGAGCTGTCAACCGGCGAGGTTGATTGCCTGACCAACTCCGGCGCCTTGTTGGCAGTCGGATGCGCTCCGACACCCTTGATAGCGTGCTGGGGCGCAGCGGGAATTTTCGTGCTCCCGTGGGTCATCGAGTCCCTCCTGCAGGCCGCAAGATGCTGCGCTTGGGCCCCTTACCGCCGCTTTCATAGTCCACGCCGGAAACGCCATAACACTGCTTGTCCGGGTAATCCATGCCGGCCCCTTCGGTGCCGTATTTCGCGGTGCCCGGGGGCAAACTGGATGCGCCGGAACCGCCCATCGCCTCCATGGTCGACCTCGGCATCTCGACGATCTTGTCCGGGCCATCATACCCGTCAACCCCGTATTTGGCGTTGTCGGTCAGCGGCTTGGAATCCCCATCCATCCCACGAGGCGACGCCCGTGACATCGTCATGGCGATGCCGGGCGCATAGGGCGGCTTCTCGAGCGAAGCGTTGTGGAATTCCTTCTCGTTATCCCTTTTGTAACCCTTCATCATCGACCTCCGAGGTTCCGTGGCGTCACACTGTTCTGCTGCGGCACCCCAGGTTGCATGGCGGGTTTCCCTGCCTTGTCCCCTGAAGCTGCAGCTGCTGCTTCTGTAATCTGAGCTTGTTTTCGCTGATTTGCAAGTTCCGTTTCATTCGGAACGATCCTGCTGCCGTCCATACCGATGCCCTGAGCCACGTCCCGGAGGATGGCGGCACGACCTTCAATCCCAACAATCTGGGAATCAAGCGGGTTCGCCGTGATCTGGAGGAACTCCAGTTGGCGGGCGCGTTCAGCCTCCTTGGCCAGCACCATGGAAGCTCCCTTGACCACGATTTGCTCATCGCCACGGAAGTCTTCTTCCTCGCGAGTAAGCAGCAGAAGATCGTATAGCTCTCCAACGGTGGGGTCGATGATGTCCAGGTCGATGTTTGATGCTACCTGCTGCAGCATCTTGTTGGCATTGCTCATCAACATGGACAACCCACTGGCTGTCCGACCAGCGCCACCCGGCGCCCCCGATCCAGTCAGGTATCGGGGGATGGCGGAGATCTCATCAGCCAATTCGGACATGGCCTTGAACACGCCCAACAGCTCCGCGGCGTTGGATTTTGGCTGATAAAAACTAACCGGGGGAACAGCTCCTGCACCCGGCTCATCAACCATCTTCCACCTCTTCCAGGGATAGAGCTCATCTACATCCTGAGTTTCCGAGAATCGGTTGGTCAGGATGACTACCTGAGGCCCCGAAGCCAGGGACTGATTGTTCGATAGCGCGCGAAGTGATGCGTTTGCCACCTGTTGGATATCGTTGAGGATGTCGGGCAACCCATTACCGATCGGAGTGCCTGGGACTTTCTCGAAACTGGTGACCCAGAACGGATGTCGGCGTCGGGGGCTCGGGTTGATCACGATCTTCAGGAGGAAGTCTCCGCAGATCCATGCCTGGATCGAGTAATCCCGGTCAACATCTTCGACTCCGTCCTCCATCGTGAAGCCGATGTCACGCAGGGTGCTCCCCTTGATCGATCCATGAAACTCTATGGCGTCGATGTAGTCTGACCGGTTCCATCCCGGATCTTCCCGACCTTCCTGCCAGGCCCTCTCACTGTCGATGGGGTCCAGCCAGTCCCTGAGCCCCTTGTCGTAGGCGGTCAGCGCGCCACGAATAGCGGCCTGATCCCACCCCGGGAGGAACAACAGGTCATTGAGATCCCGTCGGGTCCAGCGGAGCCGGTGGATGATATCGGACTTGTTGGCACTCGCTGCGCCAGGATCGAAGTAGACCTCAAAGGGGCTGACCCGTTCCCAGACCATCCGTGGGCGACTTTCCTCGACTGCCTCTCCGTCGACCCAGTGGACATCGTTAACCATTCGGACGAACGGGCCCTTGAGGACGGCATATGGGAACAAGGGCAGATCAACCAGAAACTCGGCCAGAGCCTGGTAGAACCCCCCTTCACGGAGGTAGTCATCCAACTTCCGGGTAGCTCGCTGCGCCTCGGTCCGGGCAGTGCGGATAGCCGCCGACTGAGCCTCATCCCTCAGCAGGGCGATCCGCTCGGCAACTTCCTCCTCAGTAACCGGCTGACCAGCGTCCTGCCTGGCCTGAACCTCTATCTGAACCATCTCGGGGATCATGGACATGATATCCACCTTGACAGTAGGGTCAGGGGTCGGCTCGATGCTCCATGGGCGCTCGGCCCCAAAATAGATGTCTCTCAGAAGTGCAGTGGCCCCACGACATTTATTTGCCGTGATCCGGGCATATACTTGCGACCCCCCGAATCGCTGTATCTCCACAAGTTGTGCTGGATTGTAGACCCCATTGAACGCCCGAAGTGCGTCAAGAAGCCGCAGATCGATATTCGAGGTGCTCCGGTGGTCGCGAAAAACTGACCACTTCTGGGCAAGGAAGTTCCGGAAGTCGGTTGCAGGTATTTGATCCTGACCCCCGCGAGATTTCTCTGCTTGACGCTGTGATTCGGCAAGCTCCTGCGATGTCAGTTCTTCCGGGGTTACCACCCGGAGGAAACCATGTTCTTGCACCATTGGATGACTCCGCGTAACCTAGCCGCCGAAGCAAGAGTAACCGGACCCATGACCGAAATCCAGCCCGCAATCGAGAAAGACTCGTCAATTGATCTCCTTGCCCCCGCTCTGGCGAGGGATTTGGCACAAGATCTATACTCCCCCAGGGAGATCATAGAGCGCCACAATCTATCTCAAACGGATGTCCAGCGGCTGTTTAACAGCAGCACATTCAGGGCGATGGTGGTCGCCGCAAAAATGGAATGGGCCAATCCGGGGAACGCGAAGACCCGGGCCCGGCTCAAGGCCCAGCTCGCAATTGAGGAGTCCATCCCGGAGTTATTCGCCCTCATCACCGACATAAAAGAAGCCGGCCCTGCGCGGGTATCGGCATTTTCTCAGCTGAAGGATGTGGGTCAATTCGAGAAAACACCTCCGGACCAGGTCGGCGCCGGCGGTCCCGGATTCTCCGTCACGATCAACCTGGGCGCCGAAGCGATAACCGTC